ATGGATCAAAGAAATCAGAGAGAAAAACGGCCTATGGGAACTCACCCTAAACCTACCGGTTCGCCTACCGAACCAAGATGGTGACCCAGTTTGGAGTAAGACGAACCGGTTTTTGTTGATGCGGCGGGAAGGGTTGGTTGTTTATGCGATGGCGCGGGCGGCTTAGTCCGTCCATTTGAGGGCGGCGGGTTTCAGGCTGTCGAGCGATGCAACGACTGCGCGGTGATATTGGCGGATGGAGTGATCGTGGATTGATACCGCTTTGCCAAGCCGGAAGCCTCGAAATGAGATGTGTCCGGCGGTGGTGCGGCCGATGCGCTGCAGTTGCTGAAAGAATGGGTTCATGCCGGGTTTGATTGCGCCGCGCAGGGTGATGACGGATACGCCGGGTTCCGGGTGGCGGTATCCCATTGTCCAGGGCGGAAGGCAGGGAACGAGGTCGGCTTTGTTGCGCAGCTGGATCAGGCGGCCGTCCATGGCGTTGCGGATTTGCTCCGCAAAGTCGGCATCCCCGGGGCGCGGGGCGCCTGCCACAACCACGAGGTCGGGCAGGATGCCTTTTTCGCGGCAGATGAGTTCGAGCAGGTAGGTGCAGGCTCCGCCAAGTGAGTGCCCGCATAGGATTAGCGGACGCGGTCGGCGGCTGTATTCTTCGGCGATGGCGGCAACGAGCGGCCGGCGGATTAAGCCAAAGTGCGCCCCAAAGCCGGAGCTGACTTTTCCTTTGCCGATGTATGATCGCTTTTTAAAGGTGAGGTTGTTTTTCCAGTCCTTGTAATCGTTGGTGCCCGCGATGCAGGCGATGATTACATTGTCGGCGGTGAAGAGCGCCGCGCGGGCGTTGCTGTTGGTTATGATTTTTGGCGACAGGCGGCGGTCTGCGCAGAAGTCAGCAAAGCCGGGTCCCTCTTCGTGGAGATAGACCGCTGTGCAGCAGGCTAGTGCCAGCTCAGTCTGTTTGGCTTTTTTCCGTCGCTGGTTTTTCATCAGTTATTCCCCTGTATTCGAAGTCGAGCAGCGTAAAGCGGAAGCCTTTGGTGAAGACGGTCAGACGTTCGGCCAGATCAAACGTGCGCTGAATGATGATGAGAAACAGAAGCACCAGCAGGCAGATCAGCAGCGCGGCGAGCAGGATGAAGATGGGGAATGGCGGGAAGTCGGTCATTTGCCCTGCTTCCGAATCATCAACTTGATTTCGGTCAGATCGTTTTTCACATAGCGCATGTCGGTTTTCAGCTCGACGATGGTGTCGTTCTTGGCCTCCATCCGCGCAATGCGACGCTCCTGGGCCACCGCGCTAATTGACTGCACCGCAATAATCAGCGTCAGCACAGACGCGATTGCCGTCAGCCCCTTGCACCATTGTCTGTCTATTCCACATCCGGCTTGCGTCATTGCTCGGCATCCTTTCGGGTGAGCCGGTCGATGATCCGCCCGGCGGTGGTTACGTATTGATCGACCTCCGAGGCCGCAGATTGCTTTTCGATCTTAAGCGCGTTGACCTCCGCCTTGTTCCCGGACACGCATCCGGTCAGGGTCAGGAGAGTTGACAAAATCATGGCCGTCAAAATCATTTTTTTCATTGCTCAGTTCCGTTAGTTGGCCCACTCGGGGCTGGCTTGCGCCGTTGTGCTTACTGGACGTTGGCGGTGACGTGACTTGCCCAGAATTCCTCTGCTTCGGGGTTGGGGAAACTTGCAGGCTTATAGTTGGTCTCCAGATCTGTAAAATAGTTGACGTATTGGGTTTCAGTAAAAAGCCGTCGCCCAACCATTGAAATTGTTCTGATTGACTGCTTCGTTTCCCCATTGCTGAATCCAGCATTTTTTGGAATTTGCGACATTAGAATCACCATTTCAGAAGTGATTAGGTTGGGGTTCTTCCACACAAGCCGTGAGGCATACAGGGCGGACTTTCGCCGGATGTACGTTGATTGGTTTACATTTTCAGACACTCCTTTTAAAAACAGGTAGGCTTCCTCTCGCTTACCCTGCGCTACCATAGCCTTGACATACCCGTTGAAGTGCTTCTCTGCTATAGATAGAGTTACAGCGGCTTCATACTCTCCTAGCTCAAGAAGGCGTGGGTAGATATACATGGCCGCTCGTCTGGATCTATTGTCGCTAACAGTCTTTGCTTGCTGATAGAGGGTGTTCAGTTCACTAACTGTGGTCTTTGAGTTAATCAGACTGATAAACTCAGCCTTTGTGATGTCCTGTGCGAAAAGGCAGCTAGCTGATAACATAATTGTGACTAATCCTAATTTCTTCATTGTATTCTCCTAGTTTTGGTTTTTGTTGATTACTGATGCCAAGTCCAGATTGGTTCCATGGCCCGCCACACTGCTATTCCAGAGAGGGTTTCCTGTACCCCAGAGCGACCACTTACGTATGCAATGCTCCACTTCAAGTCGGGGTTATCTGCGGTCATCCACGGCTTTCCATCAATGCTGGGATACGTGATGACGGATGTTGGGGTGCCAGTACTATTCGCATACATCTCTGCTGAGGGTTCTACGGTTCCAGATGGAGTATTCCGCCGCGAATAAAACCTGTGTGTCTTCATTGAGAACCCAGAATCGGCGGCCACTGTGTAATATGTAATAGCACTTGCATCATTTCCAGTTGAAGTTCCGCCACACCAGTAATCATATTGTTGGTGGGTATATTGCGTAGAGGGGTCTAGCCTGGCGTTAAAAAGCCAAGTCGGTGGAACATACCCACCGTTTGCAACAGAAAAGGCCGATGATACTCCCCCGTCCGTAGACCACCACCAAAACCCTGCTCCATTGTTGATGAGAGCGTAGGTCGTATCGGCCAGAACGGGAGCGTTCCCATACCACGGACATCCATTTACCCGATTCATCGGGTCGTCATACAGGGTAAGCACCGTTAGGTCTGTCGCCTTGATCATTGGGTACATGAAGTTATTGGTAGAAGCTTTGATTTCAATATCATACATCCCGCTTGGTAGGAGTACACTGAAGCAAGGGTAGGGAGGGATTCCTACTTTATCTAGGATATCGGCGTTGGTTGCGGCAAGATCTACCGCATGCGCCGCTCCGATTGCGTCTACGAAGTCTTCGGTTGGGAGGGTGTAGGTTAGCGTTGGGCCGGTTCCATCTCCTCCAGTCCAAGCAGATGCGTTCTTCGGCGGCGCGTCGGTTTCAGGATAAGTATTAACAGTAATCCAATCGCGTGTGGTGAACATAAACCGATCGGCTGATTTGACAATAAGAAACGCAGATGTGTCACCACGCCACTGTGGGGTATTATTCACGAGGGTATATGTTTGATTAAGTAGAGCGTCCGTAGCTTCGCTAACCGTTATGCTCAATGGATATTCTGGTATATTGTCACCATTTAGGTTGGCCTTCGTTGCCAGTCCAGCTGATAACTCCGCATCCGTTGCGGCGGTGGCGGCGGCCTGTTTCAGATCGAGCGCTGCCTGCTGCGCGGCGCTAACCGGTTTGTCGGCGTCCGAGGTGTTGTCCACGCTTCCGAGGCCGACCTGTGCGGCGGTGACGCCGTGCGGGTCATCGCCGCGGCTGGTGTGCGCGGACAGGTCGTCGGCGGCATCGGTTTCGTTCTGGTTGACAGTGGCCTGGACGGCCGCCAGCTCGGCGGCGGTGGCGGCGGTGGTGGAGTCGGTGGCGGTTGGTACGTCCCATGCCGCGCAGGCGGTGAGCGACAGGAAGATGAAGGATAACAGATGAAAGATGAAGGCGGTTTTTCTCATTAGGCTTCTCCGTTTTCTGCCCATTTCAGGACTGGTTTTCCGCCGGCGTCGTTTTCGAGCCAGAGGGAGTGGTAGTTTCCTGTCGTTACATTCAGGATTTGGAAGGTGGCGGCGTCTTTGAAGCGGAAGTTGGCGCTGGGCGGGGTGCGGATGAGCGCGAGCAGGTCGGCGAGCGGAATGAGCACGTCGGATCCGGTACCGGCCGGGTCGGCAATGGCGATGAGTTTTTCGTCTCCGATGATTTCGGCGGCGGTTGTGATTTCTTTGAGTCGCTTCGTATTCATGGTTTTCCTGTCTGTAAATGGCGCGGTGTCAACTTAGTAATCGTCGACTGTGTAAACTGGAGGCTCCCTATCAATCACATCCACTGTTTGGGTTAAAACGTAATTTCCCTCACCGCTGTCCGGCGCCATGATGTACACATTACTTCCCCACGCAACCGGGTCTCCGCTCGTTTGGATCTGCCGGACAAAGAAATTTCCGACACGGGAGCCTGACTGGGTTAAATAAAACCAAAACCACCCGCTGGCCGAGGGGTTAACCAGCAGTGAGGAGACCACTCCATCTTTATTTCCGGCCAAGTCGAAAAAGTCCGCAAACACTCCGCCGTTTGTATAGCTGTCCGGCGGCGACAGATTACTGTTTGAGATTCCCCACATAACGGTTGTCGCGGACGATCCGTAATAGGACCTCACAAAAATCTCGTCCGTGTTACCCGTTTCACCTCGTCCGCGAACGGCGATGGGAATGTAGGCGCGCACGTCCGCCGAGAACGTGAGGCTGGAGCGGGATGTCAAATCCTCAAACGACACAACGCGCAGAATGTTCTTCCCGGTCAGCGTGATTTCGCCATTCGCCGGCACGAGCTCAGCCGTCAATCCGGAAGGCACCTGTCCGTCGGTCCGGTAATAGGCTGTTGTTCCAGGCTGAGTCGCAACTGTGATGGTGACGGATTGCAGGTAGGTGTAGGTTTCTCCGGTTTGCAGTTCGAATGCTCCGACAAACAGCTGGGGCATTGGCACATCGCCGTAGATGTTTACGTCATAGAATTCAGCCGATCCATCCCCCTTGATGCGCCAGCCGCTGGTTCCTTCAACGTAGTTGGAGCTTTTCAGGTCGCCGCCGGAATCGATCTGCCCGCGAATGAGCATGTTTAGGAATTCGGCGGTGCCGTCGCCTTTGATGCGCCAGCCGGTTTGACCTGTTAAAAAGTTTGAGCTTTGTAGGATGGAGTTTGCACCGTCCATTTCAATGAGCTCGGCACCGATCTGCCCGGCGATCAGTTTGGCGGCTGACAGGCTTGCAATCTTGGCGTCGGTGATGATGGCGTTGGCGATCTGGGCAGCATAGGCGATGATGATTTCCTGCTGATTCACATCGTTGCCATCGATCAGCACTTTGGCGGTGCCGAGCTTGCCCGCGTTCTGGCCGGCATTGTAGGGGCCGACGTTGCCCGAGGTGTCGACGGCGCGGATCCAGTAATAATGATCGGCGGCGGTGGTGACGTTGTGAGAAAAAAATGCGGCGCCGGTTTCGGCAATTTTCACGGCATTGGCGAGGTCGTTATCTGCCGATTCCCAAATCTCGGTATAGTCAAAATCGGCATCGGCCGGGTTGGCCCATTCGAGCCAGATCATTAAAAAGCCGATGGTGGTGGAAAGCGCGGTCGGTGCGGCCGGTGGATCCTGATCGCCGGAAACCGCGATCGCGGTTTGAAACGATGCTTCGACAAAGCTGTCGGTGAATGTGGTGTTGTCTTTTGCCCGCACAATAATTTCATAGGTGCCCGCTTCGACAAAACGCACCGGCACTTTGAATTCGTGTTGGTCGGTGGCTTCAATGGGTCCACCGGCTACGCTGATTTCATCCTGCACCCCGGCTCCGACGTTGCGATACGACAGGGACCAGAAGGTTAAGTCGCCGTCCTGATCGGTAATAGAGCCTTCCACGCTGACGGCAACGCCGACAAATCCATTTGCAGGGGATGCGGTGAGCGTGATTTTCGGGGCGAACAGCCGCGAGGCCGGGAACATGAAGTCGACGGTTCCGTCGCCGGAAATATCGCGGCTCAAAAATGCGTTGTAGGGTTCGGTTTTAAAGTAGGCACGCGCGGCGGCGGCGGCGAGCGTCGGGAAGTCGTTGTGCGCAAAGATGCGCAGGGTGTCTTTGTAGACCAGCCAGGCTTCGGCCCCGGCGCTGAAGGTGCGGCGCACCGTGCCGAACCGGCCGCGCAAGGCTTCGATGCGGCGTTTTCCAGCCTCCGGAACGGTCATGGCCGACAAAGAGAGAATTTCCAGCATGGGGAAGCCGTCTGCATCTAAAGCGATTGGAAGCGCTGTATCTCGTACGCTCACATCATCAATGTAAACATCAAACCCGTTGGTTGGAACATCGGCGTAGAATCGAACAAACCCTTCCGCATCAGCTGTTGCGGTGTGTTCAATCGCGTAATCTACCCAATCTGTGTCAGGAGACAAAATTCTTATGGTGTAATTTTCTCCACCAAATCCTGAAACTCCAAAGTAGATGTGCGTGTTTCCTACAGTTTCTCCGGCGCTATGTTTAATCCTGAATTTGAGGCGGTAAGTGCGGCCGGTTTCCATCTGTCCAAATGATTGAATAAGAGAGGTCGACGAGGCTGTTGAAGCGGGTGTTGTGATGGTGATCTGTCCGATTCCGGCGCTGGTATCCAGTGCTGCCACGCCGTCGCCCTGCGAGAAGGTCCAACCAGTGGCCCCGTCCGAAAAGTCGCCGTTTTCGATCCGCTCTTCAATTTCCATCAGGAAGAGCAGCAGCTGATTATCGCGCGCTACGGCAAGGCCGAGATCATCGGCCAGATTGAGCAGGTCGATGTCGTTCGAGAGGGCCACGTCGAGCAACGGCGCGTCGGTGGCGGCATCGTAGCCGACTTCATCGGCGCTTTTGGCGGCGGCGGCAAAGGCGGCGGAGAGATCCGCGCGAACGTTGAAGGTGCGCTGGTTTCCAATGGTTGGAAAGTCGCCGTCGGTGGCGTCGTCATAGAGCAGGTTCATTCCGATGGTCATGTTGTCTTGCCGCTGAGCCAGCACGGCAATGCCATAATCCGCTTCGGAGAGTTTGGGCGGCAGTTCCACTGGGCGAACATAGACCAGCGCGGCGGGTTCGGCGATGCTTCCGCCGCCGTCGCCACTGCCGGGTATGACGGGCGTGAAGCCGATCGGAACCAGGTTGGTTTCCGCTTTGAGCGTAATATCCGCCGATCCGGTTTTACGGATGGTCATTTCAGTGATGCGGCAAACCTGCAGCAGTTGAGCCCCGCCCGGCTCCGCGTCGATATCGAGCCGGAAGAGCGAGCCGACGGCCAAATTCTGCGCGCGGCTTTTGCGGACGCTGATCTTTCCGGCCAAGCCCGGCAGTGCGTTGCTTTTGCCCCATTCGCCGGCGTAGGCCGCCGCCTGAGTGCGGCGCGTGATGTAGGGACGTTGCAGCGTGGCGCGGTTCGGTTCGCCAGTGATTTCCAGCAGGCTTAGATCGTCAAACTTTTCCGACGATTCTTTATAGGTGCTATCGCGATCGATGAAGGTCACGGACCAGCCGGTTTCCATCCCCGTCCAGCTTTCCTGCTCGAGATCCGGCGGTTCCGTAAGATCAGCGGCGGTAATCTGCGGCAGGGTTCCGGCATCGATGGTTTCGCCGTGCGGCCAATTGCCCGCGTTAATCTGCGCGCCGAGCGAGTCCCACAGCAAAAAGCTATCGGTCATCAGGCCGATGTTCGACAAAAACGAGCGCATGGTTTCCTGCGTGTTGAGCAGCGGGGAGCCATAGGACAGGTCTCGCTGGGCGTAGAGCGCGGCGGCGACGGTCTGGAAGCTGGGCGCATCGAAGAGCGTAGACGGCAACCCCAGCCCGAAGCGCTGATTAGTCATCAGCTCGGCGGCGGCGCACAGCAGGTTCGCTTGATCGTCGTCGAGTTCGGACGGCGTAGAGGTGACCAGCGGTTGCGCCGGTTTGCGGTTCACCACAATTTCAATGTTTGGCGCGCTGACTTTTTCCCGCCCGAATAGCAGCTCGTGAAACTCGATGAAGGCGATTCCTTTATAGTCCGGATGATCTTCCGCCTGGTCATTGTTGGCGGGTTTCAGAATGGAGTCGGCGCCCAGCGTCTGGGTTTCGGTTCCCCAATAAAAAACAAATTCTCCTTTGCCCGCGATGGTGCCGGAGAAGGGTTCGCCGTCTACCGGGCGCGTGACATTCCCGAGCGCCCAAACCTGCTCGGTGTCGATGATGATGGCGACCAGCTCATCCACCGGCCCGCAGCAGACCGCAGCAGCCATGCTGCCGTAATAGTCGTAGGCTCCGGTGCCCGCTGAGCTTCCTTTTTTGCCGGTTCCGCCTTTTTTGCCGCTGTTGGCCTTCACCTCAACCGTTTTCTGGTTGTAGATGTTCGAGATCCACCGCGCGGCAACCTTGCGCTCCCCGGCAATGTACGGAACCGGAACGGCCTCTTGCGATGTGCTGATCTGTTCGTCGGATATGCTGCCCTTATCGACTTCCGGCGTTTTCTGCGAATTGTTTCCGCCCCAGCTCATGGCCTCGGCCTCCATATTTTTTCGATGCGACGCGAATAGGTTGGGTCGCTCAGGTTACAAATTTTCGTTCCAATCCCGCGCATGCAGTGGATAAAGCGGCCGCCGGGCAAAACCACCCCGACATGATGGACGCAGCCGCCGATGCGGAAGCCGATGATATCCCCAGATATGGGGATTTCAGAGGTCGGAGGTCGGAGGTCGGAGGTCAGTTGAGAGAGGTCAGAGGTCGGAGGTCGGAGGTCGGAGGTCAGATGACTTCTGACTTCTGACTTCTGATCTCCGTATCGGAGCGCAGCGAAGATATCTGACCGCTCATTTAAAAAGCATTCAATCAGGCTGTCGCGGTGGGTGTCGCTCCAGCGCATGGATGCGTCCGGAGCGGATAGGTTGAGCGGATACCCGGCTTCGATGTAGAGCTGTTCAGCCAGCATGTGGCAGCAGGTGCCACCGCGCGGACCCTTGGCCCGGCTGTTGGCCACAAAGGGCGTTCCTACCCATTCACGGGCGGCCTGCTCCATCGCTTCAATGCGGGCGACGCTGTTGAACCAGGTTTCAATCATTATTTCTTCCCGTTGTTGGAGTAGTCGCGGTTGATCTTGGCGAGGGTCGGGTTGCCGGACGGCACGAAGGGGAAGCCGCCGAAGCGCGCGAAGTTGTCGAACTTCCCGTCCGGATTATCAGCGGCATGGTAGACACTGCAGGTTTCTTTTCGTCCGTCGCATCCAGCCCAAAGGAAAATGGACTCCGGAATGTTTTCGAGGGGGTGCCGGATGGAGAGTTTGATGTTGCCGCCGTTGGCGACGCTGTCGAGCACACTACGGCGCTCAAAAGATTGATTTGCTCCTGCTTCGAGTTTTCCACCCGCAAAGAAGTGTTCAAACACGCTGACGGCCGGGCGGGTTGCCCCGGCATCCACAAAGGCGGGTTGGCCGATGATCAGCTCATGCGCGCCATCATACGAAACCACGGTAGCCGACATTTTCCAATCATTGGAAGAAAGCCCGCAGGACGTTCCAAACACTGGGAAGTTGCAGGTCGGCTGAATCAGCAGCGTCGGAATCTGCCGGTCGAAGATCGAGCCCAGGCTTACGCATTTCGCTGAGATGCGCGGCCCGTCAAAGTTGGCGCTTTTCACCTGCCCGCTGAAAATGGTTTTTGCAGAGGCGATATCGCCGGCCGCGTCGGGGCTGCATTCTAAAATTGAAACATAAAGCGGCGCTTCCAACCGGAACGGAAGAAAATAGCCGAGCGGGTTGCGCAGTGCCGGATCCGTATCGTGCCAGAAATAGCGGCTGGTGAGTGTGATGTTGTTCTTTTCGAGGTTCAGGTTTTCGGCAGCGTCCGAATGGTCGAACCGGCGCGGTGTGTAAACATCGGCCCCGTGCGTGATCGCGGCTTCGTGACTGGTGAAAAGCCAGTCATCAAAGCCAGCCAACTCAAATCGATACAAAAAGGCAGTGGCATCCTGTGCGCCGGATTCGTCGGATAGATCCTCTTCCAGCTCTTCCGGAACTTCGCGGAAGCGCAGGGCGGTCCGCGCAACCGCGTCGGTCTCGAATCTGATTTTCAGCGATGCCGAGGCGAACCGCGCCAGCAGCAGCGGCGAGACCAGCGTGCGGTTCGGGTCGAAGGCGGCAACAGTCACCTCCCCGAGCTCTACCGTGTCGGCGGCGGTGTCGAGGGCGGCAATGGTATGCGGCTCCACCGTCGAGGGCGATATCAGCGCCAAATGCGAAGAGGCTCCCAGCCCTGCGGCGTTATCTGTTTGTAGTGTTCCCGCTCCGGATAATACGGATGCGGTCAGGCGGCAATCGCCGACAAAGGCTGGGAGCCAAAAGTTTTTAACTGGGCCGAGCGAGTCGGAAAAGAAGCGAATCAGCGCATGGATTTGCGCCCAGCTGGAACAAAGAAATTCCTGCTCAGTCACGCGCGCGGCGGTTTGGGGATAATACGTATCGGATGTTTCGCGGCCATAGCCGATTTCTTCGCTGTCGAGTTCGACCAGCGCTTCGCCAAAGTCCAGCGTGTTCCAGTTGGGACGCTGCGGAAAGAGCGGGCGAACCTGTCCCGCGGCTTGCGGTCCGGCGGCAAAATTTAGCGCGGCGGCGGTGAACGCGTTTTCAATCGGCGAGTTTTCAACAAACTGAACCCGCACGCTCATCAGTTCGTCGGTAATCATTTCCGGCTTCGGAGCCTTGCTGAACCGGCCCCACAGCAGCGGAACTTTGACCGCGCTGATCGATGGCTCAAACGAGGGCGAGAGCGCGGCGTTGTAGACCTCATAGGCCGACCAATCCGGCTCATACACCAGCATCACACCGGATGAAAGTCGGGCGGTTTTGGTGTCGCCGGTTTCGCCGGAAACATAGAATTCTCCCGCGCTGTCTACAAACGGATCGCTGCCAAAGGCGTAGAACGTTTTGTCGTCGTAATATCCGCCAGCTCCCGGCCAGAAGGGACAAAGGACCGGCGTGTTGCCCAGCGCTTTCAAGGCGGCGCGGAGTTCAGCCGCGCTGGTGCGGTTTAAGAGCAGTTCGAACGATAGGGAGGTGCGCAGGCTCGTTGATAGCGGCGTGCGCTCCTCACGCCCGGTCAGGCCGCGCTCGGAGTCGCTGAGGATGCGAAATTCAGCTTCTACCGGCGCGGCCCAGTTGGGCGCAAAATGCAAAAGGGTGACGGTTTGAGAGTTTACGGTTAGATTGATCATGAAAATTCGTGCCTGTTTTTACGCATGACATCAATGATTCGCGCCTCAGTGTCTGAGTTATTTAAAATATGTTTGCGCAGTTCGTTTCTATCTAAGAAAAACAGATTGTCTGGAGTTCGTTGGTTTTTTTGAGATGCCGCAAAAGCTGGAACAGAGGCAGACGCCACAGCGGCGTTGCCACCGCCGGACAGCGCGGCCTCAACTCCGCCAACGCCAATGCTGTTGACGACATTCGCCGGCACAACGTATTCCCCGCGATGCACTACACCGGCAACGTCATATTTTCCGCCGTCGCCTGTATAGCCGCCTTCGGAAAATGCGCCCAGCGCAGCGGCACCGCCAACGGCGGCGGTCAAAGCAGCTAATCCGACAACAGAGGCCATTCCAAAAGAACCGATACTGGAAAGGATTGCATTCATCAGCAGTGACGGGGTTTTCGCGGCCGCAGAGGCAAGGGTTACAGCAACATCTTTTGCGTGCAGTGCAGAAGACAACGAGCTCCAGGCCATCGATGCGCCTTCCATGACAACATGCTGCATGATCCACGCCGAGGCCATGTCGGCAAAAGCTGCAATCAGACTGGTTACAACCGCACTTCCGATGTTCGCCAACGCTTCGCCCCACGTCATGGTTCCCCGGATCAGCCCATCAATGCCTTCGGACAAACTGGAAAACATTCCTTCGAACGGAGCAGTGACCACCGCAGAAACGTTCTCGGCGGTTTCCTCCATCTTTTCCATAAACTCTTCAGTCTGGACATCAAACCAGTTTGGCATTTCTCCTTTCTTATCGCCCTTACCGTCAGACCCAGCCGACGGCGGCGCCGGCGTGACAACATCGGCGCCGCCAAAAACAGAGCCTTCAGCGGCCATCTCGGCGTTTTTCTGTTTGATCAGTGCGGCCAGCTTCTGGGTGGCCGTCAGGCCGCGCTCCGTTTCGTCGGCATATACGCCGATTCCTTCGCGCATCGCTTCAAGACCAACGGTTACGCTTGCAAATGTATTTTTGTTGAATATGTCTGTTCGCAATTTTTGCTGAGCGAGAATATTACTCCACTCCTCAGCTTCGTAGTCGGTAGTTTTAAATTCAACAGGTTTAAATTCCGCCCACGTAGGAAAAATCGCGTTGAGGTCGCCAATTGTTCGGTTAATAAACCATTCAAATTCTTTTATAAACCCGTCAATCGCCCAGCTACCGAACTCTTTAAATTGTTCGAATGCCCAGCGGAATCCGGATGTAAGATACGTGACCACCGTTTGAAATGTATTTAGCAGCATTTTTCCTGCACCAATGGAGAATGAAAGAACTCCGTTTAATGCGCTTGTCCAAAATCCGCCACTTTCTGAAAACCAATCAAACAGACCATCCATTGTTGCTTTGCCGGCGATGGCCCCTTGTTCAAAGCCAGCTTCGATGGTGAGAGCAATGAGGTCGCCAAACTCTCCATCTCGCCACGATTCAAACGCAACGCCAACAAATCCGGATATGCTGTCTTTTGCTTTTAAAATCGATTCAGCAAGACTATCGGCCCCTGAACTCATCGCTCCCAAAACACCCGCATCACCCACATCGATGACCATGCTCTGCCACGCTGATTTGACGCGGCGAAGCGAGCCGAACAGGTTGTCATCCATCGTGGCAGCGGTTTCTTTGGCAATTCCGCCCGAGTTTCTCAGGTTGGTGGTGAACTGCTCCAGCGCGCCGCTGCCCTGCGAAACCAAAGCAAGGAACGCCGGTCCGGCGCGCTGGCCGAAGATGGTCATTGCGTCCGTGGCATCGCCGCCGGATTCCTCAAATTGTTTGATGATATCGACCAGCGGAAGCAGGTTGCCCGCCGTGTCTTCGGTAGCAATTCCCAGCCGACCCAGCGCGGAAGCAGCTTCGGTGGGCGGGTTGATCAGATTGCTGAGCATCCGGCGCAGTGATGTTCCGGCCAGCGTGCCCTGTATCCCCGCATTCCCAAGCAACCCAATCGCCGCACCGGCTTCTTCAATCGACTGACCGGCCGCGCGGCTGAGCGGCGCGACGTATTTCATGGCTTCGCCCATTTGCACCATGTTGGTGTTCGCGTTGGCGGTGGTGCCAACCAGCACGTCATTGATCATCCCCAGCTCAGACGCGGACTTTCCGAAGCCGGTCAGGATGTTGGAGGCGATATCGGCAGTCGTTGCCAGATCCATCTGAGAAGCGGCGGCCAGATCGAGCACCCCGGGGAGCGCTTCATAAATTGATTTTGCTTCAAAGCCAGCCATCGCCAAAAAGCCCATGGCATCCGCTGCTTCGGAAGCAGTGAATTTGGTGGTTTCAGATAGAACCTGCGCGCGGTCGGCCAGCGCGGCGGTGGCTTCGTCCGTTTCCTGCGTGAGCGCTTTGACGCGCGACATCGATTCTTCGAAGCCGCCCATCACCCGCCCGGCCCCGACAAGGCTCCGGAGCGATACATAGGCACCGGCGGCGGAGGCCAGCGTTCGCGTGAGTTGTTTGACGCCTGCCGACGCAGAGTTGAGCCCGCCCAATCTTGAGCGCATATCGATTAATACACTGACGCGGCTGTCGGCCATCTCTATTCCTCTCTGATCGGTATTCCGGAGCCTGAAAACATTTGAATCAGTTTGTTCGTGTTCTGCTCCGGATCGGTTTCTTCGGGTTCGCTAAGTGATCTTATAAACTTGTTTGCCTTTTCGTTGGCTTCTGTGCTCCAGGGTGCGGCCGCGGCGAGAATCTGCGATAGGGCCATCAAACGAAAATCCGCCGCTTTGCGTTTGGCATCACGGCGGAGAATCAGGAACAACTCGGGGAATGAAAGCATCTCTGCAATTTCCGCCACGCCCTTCCCCATTACGATGGCGGCGTCGGCGCAGAGGTCGGAGACGCTGCTGCCAGTTTTTGGCCTCTTAGTGCGAGCGGCAGCATGGCTTCGTTCACATTTGCCCGCCGCTCCGCCCAGCGGCAGACAGTCGTAAAATTTATGTCGTGGCCCTTTTCAACGATGTCGAGCAGGCTGCTTGCGGTCACGTTTTCAGCCCAGCCCGGATCTTTTCCACACAGCAGCTCGGCGGTGGCCTCTTCGTTTTCGATGGCCCGCAGGTAGTCCTCAAACTTTTTGACCTTCAGCAGTTTGACCCGTACGGTTTCTTTGCTTCCGTCGGTGAGGAAAATCTGCAGCTCTTCGCCGCCGTTGATAATGGTTTGATCATTCATTTGGTTTCGCATCCTTTTTTTCGTCGACCATCGGTTTCTTTTCCGCTGGCGCTTTTGTTGAGGCTGGGGCGGCGGGGCGCTTCTTCCGAACCGGTTTTTTCTTCCGGTTCGGTTTCGGCTTTCCGTAAAAAATGTCGTTCAAAGTCGGCATGATTTTACCTAACGGTTACACCACAGGGGCTGGAACCTTTTTAACGATCACTTCGCCCACGTCGGACAGGACTTGCACCTCAACTTCGTAGGAGCTGTAGTCGTCGCCGTCAAAAGTCGGAGGGGAGCTCATGCGGACCAGGCAAGAGAAGTGCACATATTTGATGCGCGGAACCGCGTTGTCGCGGCCGTCATAAATTTGCAGGCGTCCATAGCCCTTGAGCGCGTTGGAGCCAGTGGCCGGGATGTACTTGGTGAAATCGGTGTCGGTGTCATCCACACCCGCGCCGGCAAAGAACATCATGCGCAGCGCAAAGGCATCGAATTCGTCGCAGGTGAGTTTGAAGCCGTTTTTTAATCCGGTGATGAAAATATCATCACGAACCTTCACGCCGTTGTAGGAGCCCATGTGCTCTTTCTGCTCGGACTCAACGATCGGGGAAATGGATTTGATGTTTCCGAACGCTGCGCCGGCGACATCGTAGCCGGTTTCATCGGCCGGGGCTTCGGTTGCTCCAACGATCAGGGCGAAGTCGCCGTTGCCGATGATGAGTTTATCTGTATCGTTCATAATTTTTACCTCACTCAATGGTTTTGATCAGGAAGTTGCAGAAGTAGGTTGTTAGACCGCTGTCAAGTTCCCCTTTTGTATATGCCGGATTGTCAACCGTAAGGGCGTTTTTAAGCCCGGTGGAGCCCCAGTTGTAGCCATTGACCGCCTTGAGAACCAGCCCGACCACTTCCAGCGCAGTGAGGCCGGTTGCGTTCGTTTTCGGGTTTTCCAGCACAGAAACAATCATCTGATTTTGCAGCAGCAGATCCGGAGCGTTAGGAGCCGCCAATCTCCCGGATTCCTGAATGAATACCAACGCAAGGCCAATATCTTTCAGCGCGGTTTCGAGTTCGCTCTTTTTATTCAGGTCGGTTATCTGGGGAATATTCCCCAATGCGGCAACGGCGGAAATAATCCCCTGAATGGTCGGGGTGACTTCGTGGAGTTTCATAGGAACCTCTTGGTTGTGGAATGTGGAAAGTGGAATGTGAAACGTGAAATCATATTTTAACACCTTGTGTAAAAGCATTTAGTTTTGCGATGGTGCGGCGCTGAGCCTCTTTCTGCTTGCGGATGACGTAGCGCTTCATCGAAATAACTTCACCAGCAAGCACTTGATCGATAATCCGGCGCTCTTGATTTATTTTAACAGCGCCTTCGAGGTAGCTGATAATTTCGACAGATGGGTGCCTGACTCCGCGTGCTGTGCGTTCAATTGCTTTTCCGATTTCCCTGTTTCGGCGGTTGCGCCTTGATGCAACAATATTTCTAACTTCATTTCTACGCCGCCAATCAGCCAACAGAAAACTTATCCCTAAATACTTAACAGACGCTCGCCGACGCCGCCTCTCCTTGTCGACAGTCATTCCTTTTGCGCGCTTCACTCGATAGCCTAAAGCTTCGATTTCACTATCTATATCCTCTGGAGTTGGAGCCATCGCTCGAAATCTCTTATAGATATTTAAATGAACGTAATACGCTTTATTTGCGACTATCTCACCGAGACTGCGCTGGTTGTAGCGAATGTATTCCTCAAGCTGCTTATTAAACGCTTTCAGGTTGCGCGGATCGATGGCCGGTTTTTCGCTCATTCCTCATCCACTCCGGAATATTCGCAGATGTATTTGTTGACCGGCTTTCCAGGGTTTGGACGCCGCGCCGTAATCCGATATCGCCCGCCTTCGTCATCGATGAAATAGGTTCCAATGTCTGGAAGATATTTGGCGTTCGATTTGTAGAAGTTCCCCGCCTGATCCGCCAGCGGCGTTCCATCGTCGGCGACATAGATTTTTGCGATGTCCGACTTCAGGCAGCAGACCACAACCGTCTGACAACTCCCCGGATCCAGATCGAACGCCTGCGGGTTAGAATTCTCTCGCTCCACAATGGCCGGAAGCTCCACGCCTTCCAGCGTCAGCACAATCCCGGACGTTTCCAGCAGTTCGTTAAATCCTTCAATGTGATCAGCAGCGCTCATACAAGTGCCGCCGTGTCAACGGCAGGGGAAGGCGTTAGGCATTAGGTTTTAGGCTTTAGGCTTTAGGCACAAAAAAGACGGTCCGTAGACCGCCTTCCAGTTTCAAAATTCACGGTTCAGGTTTTTAAATCTTCACCCCCGCTTTTTTTGCGGCCGCATCGAGGCAGTCGCGCACCCATTCCGGCAGCTTTTGACCGCTTGCGGCCGCAGCCTTCACCCACCCGGCCTTTTGCCAGCCCGTGCAGGCCAACGCATTCAAGCGGCTATCCCGTCCCTCATCCTTCGCCGCGTTTTTGTTTCCAACCGGCGGCCCTGCTTTTTTTTCTTTTTCGGTCATAATTCATTTTCTCCACTGAGCCCCGCCCGAAGGCGGGGCATGTTGTTTATGCTTTCAAATGTTCACCTTGCTGTTGGCGAATGTTTTCCATCCATTGGCGTTGCATGCGCGGGCTGAATTGCGACGGTCGGCCTTCTTCAAAATGAACGGATTCCTGAAAGGTTCCAACATAATCATTCCGGAATGATACGGGATACCAATTGGAATCCGGCCCTTTCCAAAAAACCATATCCGGATCACGCATCAGGTCGCCGTTCTGTTCGCCGTAGTGGGCAACGCTGAGGCAGTCGCTACCAATGTGTTCCACAGAAACAGGCATGAACCCTTCTCCATTTCCAATCTTGATGTGTCCGCCGTTTGCTTCAGCCATTGCGGCCAAACGAGTGAGGGTGGATGCTGCTTTGTTGTTTACTTTGTTCACTTTAACTCTCCGAGTTATTCGCGGTCCCGCCGCGCCGGTTGCTCCCCTTGAGCATGTTTAGAGAGTACACCCGCACCTTTATTTAGTCAATTGTTTTTTATCAAAAAACAATATTAGTTTACAGGGGTGTTTTCCAACCATTGGAAAATCTGTGCGCGCCTATGCAATAGGCAAAAAAGTGGCCCCCAACGCAAAACGCTGGGGGCCGAGGTCGAAGAGGATGTCTTCGGGTGGTGGATGGAAATTTATTCTTCAGGTGGCGGATCTTCGTCATCCGGTGCGTCGGAATCATCGCCGGCGGTTTTCAGCTCCTGGACCTTCGCCCAAATGTCATTGCGCGCCTTGGCGTCAATGCTCACGTCGAAGGCTTTTTCGAGGGTCTTGACGTGCGGCACGTCGTTTTTACCGAAGCCATCTTCGGGCAGAACCACTTCGCCGGAGGCGAGCTTTTGCGCGATTTCGTCAAAGGACGGAAGCGCGGGCTGTTCCGGTGCCGCGGCGCGGTTGAGCTTGCGGCGTTTGGCCGGTTGGCGGAGGTCGAAGAGTTCAACCTTTTTAAACTCTTCGCCTGTGAATGCGCGGAGTTCGGCTTTCGCTTTGCTCATCGGCATCACATCGCCGACGACGTTCATGGTGCCGTCGAGCGATGTTGAAATCATAATTGCTTTAGATGCCATAGTCAGTCCCCCCTTATGCAGCTACAATGCGGACCAGGCCGTCTGGGTTTCCTACGCATTTGCCGTAGTTGCATTCCAGCACGCGCTTCGTGGTCTTTTTGTCCGGATCGTACCATTCCTTGAAGGCGATCGTCATGCCGCTGTCGTTGGTGAAGATGCGGTAGTCCATGACTTTCGCGGCGGACGTGTCCGGCTTGACCGGGCGGAAGGCGATGCCGATGGCCTCGCGGTTGACGGCGAAGCCCTGAAGGCTTTGGGCGTTTTCAGGAATGACGGTGGATTCGAAGATGTTTTCGAAGGTTCCAAGGTTTGGAACTTTACCCATGCGGATGGCTTCGATGCCGCCGGACTGAGAGGCATCTTTAACAGCAGGATCTTTACACAACGCGGTGTAGTAATCTTCGTTGATGATCATGTTGCGGCCCATTTTCGGCCACTTGAGCGTGGTGCACTGCTTGCCGATATCAAGGATATCGTCACTGTCAAAATCAGCCGCGAGGATCGCCGCCGGAATCACGTTGGCGAAGTTGGCGGCGGTGATCAGGCCCCAGATGTCGGCCAGAACAGATTCAGCCAGTGCGGCACCATACTGCTTGCCGATTTCATCGAGCTTGAGCAGGGAGAGCGTGGCGAGCTGGTCGTCGGTGTAGTGGAAGCCGACATAGGGGTTTTTATCGATTTCCAACTCTTTCGGCAGTTGGGTGGCGTCTTCGGTTACGTAGCCGTTTGCAGGATTGTACTGCGTGACGGTTGCGCCGGCCGGCGTCCAGGTGAACTGAATCTTTTTGCCTGCGGTGGCAAAGTCAGACGACATGTCGATCGAGAACGAGCTAAGCGCCTGGATGGTGGCATTGAACGCTTTGAGCGCTGCCTGCGAGATGATGTCAATTGCGAGTGCTGCTGAGAGGGCCATGGCTTAACCTTTCTTCTGGAGTTTTAAAAACAGGGTCTATTTTTTCAGGGTGGATGCTTTGAAACAGGGATTTACTTTTTCGCGGTCTGTTCCTTGTAAATTGCGGATTTGTGTTTTTCGAGGAATTCGGCTTTGGCGGCCGGGTCGGTGATCGCGGCGTACTGCTCGGTCAGGCTTCCGGCTTCGGTGTCGGTATGGTCGAGTGCAACCGGTTCGACACCGGCGGCGGCACAAATGGCGGCGGCGCGTTCTTCGGCTGTTTTGGCTTCGGCTTTCAGCGTGCCAACTTCTGCCCCGAGCGTTGCAACCTGTTCGGTCGCGGTGGCGAGTGCGGTTTCGGCGGCGGTCTGTGCGGTGCCGGCTTCTTCGGCCAGCGCTTCAGCCGCGCCCAAATCTTCTTTGGCGGTGGCGAGCTGGGTGCCAAGGTCTTCAGCCAGTGCGATCGCGCCTTCGGCGTGTTCCTGGGCAGAAGTAAGTTGTTCGGACATCGATGTCAGCGCGGCTTTTGCCTGGTCCAGCGATTTGGGAACTTCAAAAGCGATGGCAGATGTAATTCCGGAAACCAGTGCGGTGATGGCGGTTTTTGCTTTTTCGAGTGATTCAAATTTCATTTCGGTTTCTCCTTAGCTGGCGCGTTTTAAAATTTCAGCGTATGCGTTTTCATAAGTTCCGATCTTGTCAACCAGATTGGCTTCGAGCGCCCGCTGTCCGACCAGGCATTGACCGCGCATAAACGCAGAATCGACAGTGCGATGTGCCAGGACGTGATCGCGGAAAAGGCCGAAATAATCGTCCACAACCTCTTGGAAATGCGCTTTGTGCTCTTCGGTTAAGGAGGCGGGCCAGCCGGCGGCTTTCAGGTCGCCGCCCGTGTGGGTGATGTAGGCCGGTTTCCATCCGCGCGCTTCCCACTCCCCGGACCGGTCGACCAGCCCGAGAATGGTTCCAATGCTCCCGACCTGCGCGGAGGGTGCGCAAACAATCAGATCCGCTCCGGATGCAATGCTATAAGCCGCCGACGCGCAAAGCGAATCAACCCAAGCCACAACCGGCAAAGGGGAGTCTGCAACAACCTGCGAGATTTCGGCATTCCCAGCACACCCGCCGCCGGGGGAGTTTATCGCCAAAAACACGCCGCCCGCGCCGCGCTCAGCGGCGGCGGCAAATTCCTGCTCGATTTGAGAGTAGTCAGTATTCCCACAGCTCCGCTCAATCTTGCTCATCCCCATAGCCAGCACGCCTTGAACGGCAATATGCGCAATCTTGTTGCCATCAATTTCCATGTCCGGACGTTCATTCACAAAATCGGCGAACATGCCCGCTTGATAGTCGGCAGCCAAGCGGCTTTGAAGAACTTCATGAATCGCCATGTGCCCGCCAGCGGTGATGTTCCAAGGCTGACGATAGACGGCGTCAATAACATGTTGAAATCTCATCAGTCTTTCTCCGGTGGTTTTGGCGTTAGCAGATCGCTGAGCGAATCGCCTTTCGGGTTGTAGAGCATGTTGATCGGCACGTTGTATTTTTTAGCGGCGGCAATAATGGCGGCGGCATTTCGGGCGCGGATATCAAGCTGCTCTTCGAAGTCCTGCCCGAGTTCTTTGAAATGCTCATCGAGTGTTTTCAGTCCGGTCTCCACATCGGCGCGGTTTTCTTTGCTTTCGCGGCCGGCGTCGACGGTGATTTTTCGCGGCGTGACAAAGCGGACTTTGTACCAGTCTTTCATCGGGGCCAGCTCGCCTTTGTCGATGGCGTCGCCGATGACGTAGCCCCAGGTCTGGATCAGCATGCGGTTGATGATGGCCTGCTGCCGTTTCTCGAACCGCCGCCCGGCTTTGGCGGTGATCAGCCGAACCGATGCCCCGCCAACTTTTGACGGGTCTTGTGTGAATTCATGCGGCAGGCCGCCGCCGGAGCTGTCGCGCTGCAACCAACTGAGGAAGCCGGTGAAGGTCGGGCTGGGGCGTTTGCTTTCGTAGGATTCAAGTTTTTCGCCTGGTTTCAGGCCGGCAACAATTCCGCCGATGATCTCTTGCAGTTTTGTCGGGTCGGTTGGTTCGCCGTTTTCATCGGTTTGTTCGATTTCAACCTGAAAGTCAGGGTTGTCTTCAATCAGCCCGTCTTCGGTCGTGATCGTCCGCGATATGCTGGAATTATCTTTGACGGCGCGTTTTTCGATGGCGAGCAGTTCGTTTTCATCTTGCAGATGGTTGATGGCGTGCTGCATCGGCGGCGCGGATCGCGCGGCGGATATCAGCTCGGGTTCGAAGATGTGCAAGACGGCGTTGGCCGGGATCAGGCGGAAGTCGTACGCTTCGCCCTGGCGCATGCTGTAGAACATGGGCGCGCCGTAGCGGTCGAATTTGATGCCGTCCGTGGTTTCCATTTTGCCATCATCCTGACATCGATGCGATTCGATGAGCTGGATGCGCGGCCGCCCAAAGCGGTCGCGGACTTTGATGACAAACACCTCGCCGTCGGAGTCGACGGCGCGGCAGGCGAGGCTTTGACATTCGGCGAATGAAAAGCGGTTGGTGATGTCGGCGCGGAAGCAGAAGCGTTTAAAATGCTCTTCGGCGGCGGTGTTCCAGTCGTTGTCTTCCGTTTGGGCCTGGGCCCGCATGCCGGTGCCGACGGAATAGATATCCATGTCGCCAACATAGCCGCGCATGAAACCTGAATTCTTGAGCAGATAGCGGGTTTTGCTGACCAGTTCGCGCCGCGTGTAGCTGGTCAGTTCGTCTTTGGCGTCGCGCGGCTGCCCGCCGGGAAGCGTTCCGCGCCCGGTGGATCGGTTGGCCCCCTCGTAAACCGACAATCCCAGAACCTTGGTCCCGAGATATTTCTGCACCGGGTTGGCCGCTGCCGGATTCCCCAGCCCGAAGACCGTTTTCCCGATAAATTTTTGAGCTTTGTTGGCCATGTTATCTTTCCAGGTGCCGGGTCATTCCCGCCTGAATCATGCGGCGGCGTTTGCCGTAGGTGCCCGGTGCCAGTATCTTCAGAGCGTCTTGACAGGCGCGAATGATGGAGTGGATCTCTTCGATGCGCCGTTTGTTGACGCTGGAGTTGTCGGACGCATACGCCGCCTGCGTTTTCAGCAGTTCTTTTTTCTGAACTGCTAGAATCGCTTCCACCTCCTCCTGGGTGAAACCTACAGAATAATCAATCACGTCCTTCATCATCAGTTGGCGCGGTGTCAACCGCCTCGCCGCCGATGATCTTCAGCATGATGGCCGCGGTGACCTGCATAACCTCGCAGTCGAAGTAATGGTTCGGGCGTTTTCCGATCAGTTCCCAAACCCACTTATTGCCCTTCTTGACGCGGCGCTCGGCTTCGAGCTGGCGGCGATAGTCCCGGCCGGTTTCGTCGGGTAGCTGCCACATCATTTCGTCGCCGATCTTGATGTTCCGGAGCTTCTGCAGGATGTCGCGAATGTTGTTGGCAGAGAAATGATGCAACCGGCACATGTCCCGCCCGGCGGCAACTTTGTGAACGGGGGAATAGAACCGGCTGGTTTTCTCCTTGCTGCCGTCTTTGAGTTTGCGCATGTGGACAAAGTAGTCTTTCTGATCCCCCTTCAAAGCCGTCCACCCCCGCGCCCCGCACTGTTTATAAACCTCGTAGGCGTTATATCCGGCATCCTGAAAAACCAACTGCGGATGAACTTCAAACCGCTCTTGAATCACATCAACGTCTTCAATCGTCGGGACTTTCTCATACCACACCAACCGCGATTGACCGGATGCAGACCATGACCGGACAATAACAAAATAATGGTCAATCTGTTTGTCGATCGCCAGGAAGCGCAGCGGAACGCGGGCGTTTTTATCAGAGCTTTCGACTACCTGCATATTCGCCGTCAGCGCACCCTCGTTTTCCCAAACGTTGCCGAGCTCATAAGCCTGAGTCGGAACATCCATGCCGAAATCTTCCGCTTCTTCATTCCACGGCTGAGCCAGGCGCTTCTGATAAAACTGAATCAGCGGGTTCATGTCGCCCTTTTTCGCGGCCAGTTTCGCGCGAATATACATCTCCGCCAACCGGCCCCATTTCATCGTTGCAATTCCGTTCCAATGGAATCCGACCAACTCGCGCGATGCGTTCAAGTTGCCTTTCACAAACGTACCAGAATCTGCCATTTTGCGGCGGTTTGAGTAGGTGTCGTCAATCAAATGCTCGCAGTCGATGCACTTGTATCCGGTCGATTCGCGCACTGTTTCAAAGTTGTAATTTCCGGCCTCATCTTTGCAGGTTTTATCCCACTCGACCCGCTGCCATTTGTACGGCTGGCGACTTCGGCATTTCGGACATTTGAACGTCCATTCCCGCTGATCGGTCGATTTCCATTTCCGGTCCAAATCATCATCTTCGACCCCGGCCTGAGACATCCAGATACATTTTCCCAGCCAGCCGAAAGACGTGGTTCGGCCCTCCGCCTCTTCCATGTGACCTTGCGGCCAGTTCCAACACTCATCCCCAATGATCCAGCGGATCGAGCGACGCTGTAGATTCTTGAGATTGTGCGCGCCTAAGATCCACAGCGACATTCCGTTGTTGAAATGGATCGTCGTGTTTCGCCTCTTATTTTTATCCGCCGGAAACAGCCGCTTGACCGGATCGCACTTTTCGAACAGCGGTTGCAAACGGCTCTCAGAATGGTCCTTTGCATTTTCGTCGTTATCGCAAAGCCACATCGTCGGGCCGGGCAAGTTTTCGATGATGTAGGCCAGCGTCAATTCTCCGCCCAGCGACTTGGTCGCCTGAATCGCGGCAAGGATACAAACCTCTTTCACCGCCGGATCAACCATCGCTTCCATTGGCTCCCGGCAGTGCGGTGAATTCTCAGAGCGAAACCGCCCCGGAATCGGCGAATAGGGGATCTCCTGAATGTGTTGCTCCGCCCATTTCCAAGGCGGCTGCCGATCAGGCGGACGCCACGCCTCACGGAAAATATTCCGCAGTTTTTCTTTATCCGTCACGGCGTCAAACCCTCACCGGAATGCAGCAACCGGCGAACCTCATTCAACTGCTGTTCGTTTTTCTGCCGGATTTCAATCGGCTCCAGCCCGGCAAGGATCGGCGGCAGTTCATCGCACAGCGCTTTTTCCAACATCTGCAACGCCTTCGCCGTGTTGGATGACCATGACAAACGCACCTCCTCGACACTCACATACTCCCCGCGCTTCACCGCATTCTTAAACTCCCGCTCCTCAATTTTCGCCAACAGATCCCGGGCTTTCAGATCATTCAGATCATGCGACTTGCCTGAAAGATCGTTCGACTTCATGAACGTTTTCCAGTCAGCAATCACATGCCTGCCATCCGATCGCGGCTTCGGTGCGCCGTCCAGTTTCGTCCACCGATTCAGCGACTGCCGACTTACCCCAAGAAACCTTGCCAGCTCAGTATAGCTCGTTACAAACGACGGGATCGCCGAAGACTTCTCCGGCTTTTTCTTCGCCGGCCGACCCCGAGAAACCCGAGACGGCGCCGCCTTCGACGCGGCCTTTTTCGCGGGTGCTTTTTTGGACGGCGCTTTCTTCGATGCGGTTTTTTTGCGCACCGGTTTCTTGGCGGTCTCGGCTTTCGCCGCCGCCTCTCTCTTCGCTCTGGTTTTCGGTCTACCGGCCATAATCTCTCAAAGGTTGTCTAACTATGATTTCTTGTCACCCGTTACGCCTCGCGCACGCGTAGGCGGCGAAATACGCCCGTATACGAAAACATGTAACTTCAAAAAAAATGCCCCTCGCTCGATTCGATCGGAATGTCGAGACAGGAACCTGCGTTGGGTGCTAGCCAAAGAGATTCCTTTTTGTTTCTCAACATTGAGAACCATCTTTCAAAGACCTCCGCCGGCGCGCTCGCTGACCAGGGCGTCCAGTTCGTTGCAAATGCAGCGGATCGGGTCGAGGTCTGTACAAATGCAGCGTAGCTGCTCTGCATCCTGACGCTCTAGCCATCCAGACCGCCGCAACCGGCCAAAGATGCTCACCACACGGTTGACGTGCGGATGCACAACCTCGGGGTTGCGAGTCGAACAGCGCTTCGGTGATTTGCGCTTGCGCATGGCGCGCGACGGATCGAGGCCCAGCGCCTCAGACAATTCAATGCACCGCTTGCTGACGGCCGCCCGCGTCACGCCGTGCCGCTTGCCGATCTCTGTCATCGAATCGCCGAGATAGCCGATGCCGGTGATCAGGCTGAAGCACTCAAGAGCCAGAGCCGGGTTCGACTGGCTGAGTAGCTCGCCGATGATGCGGCGGATCATGTCATGGACAATGCTATCGCCTTTCTCGCTGGATGCGCTTGGCGGATACTCGAACGGCACCGGCTGATCTTCAACAGCTGCCCCAGAGTAGTACGGATTCATCGTCTTCGAATAGTCGAGATCCGGTCCGGCGATTCCTGCTTTGCGCATTTGCTCACGCGTCTCTGGATCGAGCTGCTCCCATGCCGACAAATATTCACGGTCGTGCTTGTTCATTGAGCACCTCCGCTATTTGCCTTTGCCCTGAGCTCCTCAGCCGCCAGATCATTCAAGCGCTTCATGAAGATCGCTATCCACTTATTCCACGAATGGCCCTCGATCTTGTCCGAGATGATCCCGCGCAGGATCATCCTCCACATCTCATCCGCAACCTTTGGCCCGTGATCCCTCCGCAACGTCTTGAATCTGCCCCTGAGCACATACGTCGAGGCCGGGTCATTCGGTGGATGGTGCTCAAAGTTCCACCCGGGAAGCTCCGAAAGGAGTTTCTCGGAGCTCTTCAACGCATCCTTCACGCGGAACGCATCGCCGGGCTCAAACATCATCTCGGCGATAGTCTCTGCCTCAACCTGCGAAAGCATGCTCGCTTCGCTCGCCTTCCCCCCCCCTCTTCCATGCGCCGCAGGCGCTCCCCGTCCAGTTGGATTCAGCTGGGAACTCGGTAGAGTTCCTTCTTTATCTGGATCTAACTCTCTCTCTTTCTCTACGGGAATTTTCCCAACAGGGAAAATCTCCCCCCCAGTTCCACCTCCAGGTGATCCATCTCCTCCAGCTTCCAGGGGGGGGAAGGCGAGCGAAGCGAGCATGCTTAGACCATCCGCATCGCGAACAAGCACACCCTGCTCAAACCATATCTCCAAAATCGATTCTACCGTCCTCTGTTGCGGACGCCCCCCACGCCGCGCCCTTATAAGGGAAAGCAGCTCCTCATCGCTCACCGCCCGGCCAAGCCGCTTAAACCAACGCTCCAAATGCTTACCCACCTCATCCGCTTCCGCCTTGCGGGCATCCTCTGCCGCCGCCCGCTTACGATCCACATCGCCGCTATGCGCCAACTCCTGATCAGCCGCCCAATACAAAAGCTTCAAATTACCGTCATCATCCAAATCCGCCTTATTGCACTTCACTTGGCGGGCATCGATCAGAAGCTGCAAACTCTTCCTTATAGAGGCTTCGCGGGCATCATCCCCGCGCGACAGCAAAAACAACAACTCCCGCACCGCAATCCGGTGCCCATCCTCAGAATGAAGAATCCCAGTCTCATACCCGCGCTGCGTAGACCCGACCAAACACTGCAAATGAGTCAGCAAACCAAGCGCCTCATACGGCAACGCCGAAACATACGGATCGCGCAACACCCGATCATGACTCACCTTATGCCACCACATCCGCCGCCGGCTCATGATGACACCTCCGAACGCTTCAATTCATCGCGGACGCTCTTTGCCTTATCCCGGCAGCTCTCACAAAGGATTTGCCCAGTAACCGCCGGATTGCTACACAATCGGCACAGCCCAGCGGCCACACGCTTCCGCTGCCAACGTTGCTGCCTCGTTAACCCATCCTGATTCTTTTCCTCCACCGACTTCCGCTGCAAATACACCTTACGCCGGTCAAAACACTCCGCGCACATCGTGCTTCCCGGTTTAGCCGGATTTGAACATGCAATACAGATTCCAGCGTTCCGCTTAACCTCCGCGCGCTTGCGTAGATATTCTATCTCTTTTTTACGACATGCCGAACAAAGCTGAACACCACCCTCCGCCGGTCTTGGGCACAACCTGCAAATCCCGGAAGCAACCTTCTTTTTTCTCCACGTCTTAGAGAACTCCATCTGTTTCACCGCACAATTGCGGCATAGGCTCTTTCCATCTGACGGACTGCCGCACTGCACACACAGACCAGCTGCTCTATTTCGCTGACTCCGATCGCGTTTATATTTCCGCCGTTTTTCCATACATTCAGCACACCGCACATGGCCGGGCTCAACTTGATTCGAACAATCCGTACACAGGCCGGCGGCGAGTCTTTTCCTTCTCCATTTGGGCGAATTCGTAGGCATCACGCCACCTTCCCATCAATAAAATCCTGATAATCCATTCCGCATCCTTCCGTACGGGCGGGATCATTCCCGCCCCATTTTTACCGCTTTGCGCTCTTAGACGAACCAACCCCAGCCGAACCGCCCGTTGATGCAGTCCGGGATACCGGCGGCATAACAGGGGTGTTGGCTTGCATGTTTTTCAATTCGTTCATGTAGTCGTCAGCGTATGATTTCGGAAATATAATCCCGTGTGATTCCGCATACTCAATGAGCAATTCGCGCAAGCTTGGTTCTGTCCCGTGTTGCGGTTTTGAAAGTTGTGGTTTCAGGTCAAGCAGAGCCAACCAGTCAATCGAGTTTACCTCTGGTTCCGCGCTGTTTTTGTTGTTTGTGTCCATGTCTTTTTCTCCTTTGGTTGTTTCTCGGAAACTCATTTTAGTCGTTCGGCCACTCATGCCACTGCCGGCCGTCCAACAGATCACCGGCCATCTTCCTTCCAACACGACAAAAGCCGGGCGCGGCATTCGATTCATGCCAATCAGCCGGATCCACCTCAACTTCAGCGGCCTGATAATGGTGCAGCCATTCCCCCCACTGCTTAAAGAAAAACGGCACCCCGCCCGCCTGGCACTGATCCAGCAGCCCACGCGCCCAATCCGGATCCATCGCCCGCGCTCCGTATCCAGACTCCCCGCCGCAAATCACCCAATCAAGCGATGGCTCCCGGCCTGTTCCACCGCAGCGCGTACAACTGGAGCGCTCACAAACATTTCCGGGATGGTTACAAGACCGGCAGCCCTCAGGAATGCAAAGCTCAACCGGCCCCACCATCGGCTCACAGCTCACGAAACGCCGCGAAGCCGGACAGCGGAGCAAGTGCGGAATCCGCTCATCCGCCATCTCATGATTCTCAGCCGTCACACCCATCCACACATTCGGCAGCGGCCACTCCAAACAACCGTGCCGATCTCCAAGGTTTGCCGGGAACGCATCCACGGCACGGCACAAAGACGCATCTCCACGCCGCTGCTTAGAATTCATATAATCGGCCATCCGCTCCGCGCGCTTCGTCAGCACAATGAAAATATGTTGCGGACACAGCGCCATCACCGCGAAAACCTGATCGATCCACTCATCCGGCGTGCTCTTATGGAAAAGATCTGTCATCGAACCCACAAAGATCGCCCGAGGCTTCTTCCACTTCAGCGGCTTACCCAGCGCCGACTCCACCAGCTCGGTATTTCCATTCCAGAACCCGGCAGGATTCACAACACGCTCATACCCCTCAACGTCCATGCCCCTCAACCGATTCGCCATCCGCTCCGCGTAGCAATTGGCACACCCCTCCGAAACCTTCGAACACCCCACAATCGGATTCCACGTCTCAGGCGTATAACCCGGCACATTCAACCAACCAATTCCATGCGGCTTGCTCATTCAGCACCTCGCTTTTCAATTTCAATCGTCACTTTGCCACCCGCCTTCAGTGTGCCCGCAAACGCCTTCTCCGCCCTGGGCCGCATCCGCACCGCCACCGGCCGCTCCATCGCCCAATCAAAACACTTCGCATGAAACTCCTCTGCGCAATGCAACCGGAACGAAAGAAACAGCTCAAACGCAGCGCACCACCATTTCCAAAGTCTGGAAAAATGATTCAGCCGAAACAGAAAATCGTCCGTCTCCCCGGAATCCATGTCAGGACGCGGAACCTTCACCCCGCGAAACGTCCAATCATCCGCATCCGCATCGAACGAATAGAAATAATCCGTGCCCGGCTGGGCCAGCGTCACCCGCGCACGCTTTAATAGCATGCCCGCACTCATCGCGCTTTGGAACTCATCGCTGATCGTCGGAGCCTCCCCTTGGAACCGCAACGTCTCCACCTTCGCATCATCCGCCTTCATCACCAGCGGACCATCCACCATCACCGCCACCTTGCCGATCTCAGGCAAGTCAACCTCCTGCGCAGTCTCCGCCGTCCACAACATCCACATCAAAAACTCACGGCCCAACCGAAACGAAAACATCTCCAACTGCTTATCATGGCAAATGCCCGCAAACGGCATCGGCTTAAAATCGTTTGGGTTAATCTCTGCATCGATGCACAACCAATCAGGTGTCACCGGGCGCACCCGCTGCTTTGCATTGTTAAGCGCCATCACCAACGCATCGCTTTTTGCATCCGAAACCGCATCCGTCAGAATCAACCGCTTCAATGGCTCCTGCGTTGCCACCAGCTCAATGCCCGCCAAACCCACCGGAGCATCTGGCAAAAGCCGCGCTAACACCTCCTGCTTCAACTCCCCGCGCACCCTGCGCGGAATATACGCCCGGCCCTCGGCCTGCATCCAAGCCAACTGCTCCCGCTTCACCTCCGCCGCCAGCCGCCCCGCCGGATACTTCCGCTCCGCCTGCACCAAACTCAACCGCAACAAACTAGGCAACGCACAGCAATTCTCAGCCGTCAAATCCCCATCCAGCAAATGCCGCGGACCCGTCCACCCCGTCACCGACTCATCACGAATTGAATCAATATCCTCCAGCGGCATCTCCCTGGCCGACTCCAACACCTCATAAAAATCCAGCTCGCCCGCCAGCACCCGAAAACTCACACTCCCATTTTCAAAACTCATCGCTCAACCCTCTCTTTCTTCATTTGTTGTAGGACAGGCTTCCCGTATCCGGGAGCCTGTGTCTTCCGCCGCCTTCCAGCTCATGGCCTCATCAAGATCCCAAAGCCCCAAGGCACCCTTGCAGAAAATCGGATCAACCAGATCCAGCGCCCTATCAATCAACCAACCCTTCGGACCGAAAAACCAAGGGCTCGAACTCTCATCAACAGCCCCGCCATAAATTGCGACGCCAACGATCGCGCCCAGCGCAAACTCATCCCGCGCCGGAACCTCATCGATCGAAACGCCCAGCAGCGCGCAATTCTCAAGAATCCAGCGATAGCCCTTCCCATCAAACTTCTGGCTGGCATGAATCAGAAACGAATCCCCCACCTTCAAAAACCGAGGCGAAGGGACCCAGCTCCGGTTCTCCACATCCTTCACCCCCGCCACAATCGCCCAAGCCCACGGCTGCCGAACAGATAGACATTTCATATCCGACCCTCCGCGTTGTAATTCGTATTAATCGGCCCGCCCAAAATCTCATCCTCCAAAAGCTCCAACTCCAAAAGCTCCGCCGCGCATTCAGCGCAAAACCCGTCATCATTCAAATGAGACTCAGGAACCTTATCGAAAACCGGCTCATAGCATTGAACGCAGTGGCTGGCTTCCGGCCAAATACATCCAACCTTCCAATAGACCCGCTGCCCCGCCTCGGTGAACCAATCTGCAATCACCTCGCCGGCAAACAGCTCATCCGCTAACGGACAGCGCCTCACGCGAATGTCGATAAACTCACAGCAATCGCCCAGCGCATCATTACCAACGCCCAGCTTCTTTGCTTCACGGCCATTTTCAGCCCAGCAAATGAAACCCATATTCTCCATACACTCAGTCACCCAATAAGCCTTCATCCCTGCCCCCTTCGCGTCTTTGCGTCTTTGCGGTCAAACTCTCCACCCGCACCCCCAGCTCCGCCAGCCGCCGCAGATAGCGCCCGGCAAAAATCTCAAAATCAGGCTCCGAACTCAGAAGAACATCCACCGGCTCAACCCCGGACTCCTCCACCGGCCACCGCTCCGGACTCTCCCCCATCAACTGCTGCTTCTCTGTCAGCAACATCCGCGCATCAATCCCGCACACCCACTGCGCCGCCTCATACGGGTGGCCGGGCTCCAACCCCGCCGCCTCATGCACCACCGCCAGAATCCGATCCTCCAGCGCCGAAAACTCAGGAAACAACCCCTTCACCGGCTTCGGCATATCCCCCACATACGCCTCCGCCGCATCATGCAGCAAAACGTAAAGAGCAAACCGCTCCGGCACATGATGGCTCGCCACCACGCAATGATGCGCCACCGAATAAAACCGCGTCACATGCCCGTTAAACCGGCACTGGTGCGCCAGCGCGTGCGCAATATCAACCCAACACACATCCTCTGCGCGCGGCTTCAACACATCAAACTTCCGACCCGTAAACGTCTGTATCCAACTCATACCCAACCCCTTTTTTAATTTCTAAATTGCCCCTCTACGCTCTTAGACGAACCAACCCCATCCGAACCGCCCGTTAATGCCGTCCGGGATACCGGCGGCATAACAGGGGTGTTCTGTTTGCTTCCTAAATCCACGTATCAGCCCAATCATCGGCACACTTTTGTGAGCAGAACGAATAGTGGTGATCATGCACAAGGTGATCTTCGCAAACAGGCTCGTCACAAAGTTGACAAAAGCCACCTTTCGGCTCTGAGTCCTTGCCGCAAACAGAACAAGGAAATTCAGTCGTACGAGAGAAGCCGTCCCCTCCTCCCTTTGTTTTTGTCGTCGCGCTATCCTTCATGGTCATTTCCTTTCTCGCCGCTGATCTCGGCGTTCGGCCCAATAGAATCATTCTGTCGAAAAATCATTCTGACTAACCTCTACCGATCAAAAACACCAATGCCGGAATAGCCAGAAAAACCGCCGTCACGCACCGCAGAAACCACACATCCTTCCGCTCCACCGTCACCTCACTCTTCCAAAACCGCCGCAACGCCGTACGGGCTCGATCCATCGCGCCCCGCTTCCCCGCCGCCGGCCGCTCCAACCGATGGCCCAGCCGCGTCAAATCAACACACTGAACCCCCTCTTCAACCCTCAAACCTTTCAACCCTTTAACCATCACGCTCATGCCCGCACCTCCTCATAATTGAGCGCAGCCTGAAGCCGCGCCCGAACCTTACCCATCGCCTGACGCTCGATCTGATGGATGCTCTGCTTCCGCACTCCAACGCAATCGGCAATATCAGCCAGACTAAGCTCACCGACAAAACCATGCTTTTGCAGCACGGCCCGCAGCACAGCCAGCTCCCCAGCTAAATCATGCCTGTGATTAGAGCCATGTGGATGCAACGTCACGTTGCTCACTCTGCACCTCCGCTCTCAGGTAGGGCGCGACCGCCGGGCGCGCCGCGTTCCAACGCTTGGAAACATCCACAGCACACGCAATTCCCGCCCTCGATATTTAGATTGTCCACCAGCTCCTGCTGATCCAGATCACAACCGTCATCGCCATTAAACAAACAACCTCCGCACCCTTCAAAATGCAATTCACCAATCACAGCACTCACGCCGCCACCTCCAGCTGCTCTTTACCGATGCCGTCGAATACTCGATCGATAAAGTTCTGCACCGCCTTGGGCGGCTTGGAGTTTTGGACGGCATAGCACTGCTCGATGCGGCCCTTCTTCGGATCGTAGGACACCGCCACAAACGCCTCATTCGGACGGCGCGACCGCCGCACAAACACCACAACCAGCTCCCCGCGCGCCATGCGCGATGCATAGCCTTGCCCCAGACAATTCTTCAGCGCCCGGCCTTCCTTGGCGAACTGCGCCGCCGTGCGCGGAATCACTACGCGATACGTGCCGCTATCAGACTGCGCCGCCAGATTTTCAGCCAACTCATCAGCGATCGCCGCCAGCCGCTTATTCAGCTTCCGGTTCTTCGCCGCATCCTTTTTCGCCTGGAGTTCATCGATCCGATCCTGAACCGCCCGCTGACGCGCCAGAAACTGCTTCGGGAAAGAAACCTTCGTGTCGGCCAGATCCAGCCCCAGCGTTTCGCAGTTGCGCAGATAGTCCACATACTGATCATTGCGGAGCCGGTGGAAGTGCGCATAATCCGAGGCCTTCTCCGCATCGATACAGCGCGGCAGATTATAAAACTCCCGCCGCGCCTCAATCGCACGACTCGCCGCTGCAAAAGAAATCCCCTTGCTGTATGCCTTCTGGATCACCGGAACCGGCCAGCGGCTCAGTTTAATCTCTTCCGCATTCCGCATAAAGAACTGACGGAAATTGCGATCCTTCTTCAGCTTCCGCAAAACAGACACCTTCGTGCTATACGCACCCAGCCCGCTTTTAATCAGCAGCTCGATCTCCGGATGCTCCGCATAGATTTTCAGGAAATCCAGAATTTGCCCGCGCTTCGGCTCCCATGCGCAGTACCGGAAACGCCGCGTCCGCTTCAACAGCTCAGGATTCACCACCGGCGCATTAACCTTCCAGCTGCACCGCAGAGCCCAAGGTTCAGATTCCCATCGTCCCTCATAGCTCCAATAGTTCTGCACGCCGAAACCCTGCGGAGTCCAGTCCACCGCATAGCCAGCCATCGGAGCCAAAGCCAAATCCCGGACGTGAATCCAAGGATCATCCACACTCGCACAGGCCACCTCCTTGGCCACCGGATCCGCGCCCCGCTTCGGAGCCTTCACCGCCACCGTCCGCACCTGCACATCAGAGCCATTCTGCGTGAGGTATAAATAGAACCGGTTCACATTGGCAGCCATCCCGCCACCCCATGCCCGCCGCTTGCTATCCACCTCCAGAATCCGATTCATCGCAGAAAACGAAAGCGGCTCATACCCCTCCGGCGTCCGATTAAAAACCTCCATCAGTGTCTTACTCATCGGGCCGGCACCTCTTCCCCCGAAAACAGATCCAACACAATCGGACCAACAGGTTTCTTCTGTACCGCATCAGCCCGGGCGGCTGCCTTGCTCCTCCGTACCGCAGGCGTCCCGCCTGCCTTGCCCGCAGTTTTGGTTTTCGGCTTCGGCTTCGCGCCCTCCTTAATGGAATCCTCCTCAAAGAAATGGATGATCCACCCGAACACCGTCGCATCATCGATGCAGGCGCAACCATCAACAGCCTTCTTCCTGGCCTCGCCCTTGCAATAGGCCAGCGCACCGGCCAGCGTCTTCTTGCCCGCACTGATCTTCTCGGCCAGCACATCCGATGCATTCTCTTCCAGATAGGCCAACACCCGCTCTTCGGTCGAATTGCCCGCCTCCAGCTTCACACGCTTCACCAGTTCCAGACTCATGACTGGCCTCCAGTCTGGGTGCAGGGACTCCCTGCCTGCTCATCCAGAGTGGCCAGCTGATCGGCAAAGTGCATCAGCTTCACGGGAATGCACTCGATGGCACCGCTCAGATCGAGCACGCCATATTCACCGCGCTGGGCGCTGAACTCCCGACAGCCATACACGCCCATATGGAAACGGATCATCGACCGCTCCAAACCCGTCAGCTCAATGAACCCCTCCAGGCATTGAATCGAAAGCTCCGCATGACCCGCCGGATGCTCCTTATTGTGGGCATATTCTGACCTCTGATCTCCGGCCTCTGATCTCTGGATGTACGCCCCCACCTTGCACACATCGTGCAGAAGGCCAGCGATAATGATGCTCTCTTTGGGAGTTTTTCCGGCGTTATACATCCGATCCAACGCCAGCAGCTGGATAAATACATTCAAACTGTGATCGGCCAAACCGCCCGAATACACACCGTGATACTTCGTGCTCGCCGGACACTCATAAAAACCAGAAGCCTCCAACCACTCCAGCAATTCAATCATGCCCGCCCGCGCCGTCTCACCGCCCAGCAACGCCTCGAACTGCAACTGACTATTCGAAATATGCCCGCTCATTCCGCACCCCCTTGCCCTGTGGAATCAGCGGAGCGTATTCCACTGGGGCCTTCGAGCTCAGCAACGCGCTTCTTCAGTTTCGTCACCCGGCCCCGCGCTGACGCCCGCTCGCGGATCGTCCGCTTCAAATCCTTCCGGCACATCTCCAGCCGATGCTCACAACGCGCCAACGCTCCAGCCTTCTGAGCGGCCATCTCCCAGCCCTCCCCCTTCTCTTTCGACAACGTGGAAACGAACAACTCCCGCGCCTTCTGTTCCAGCTCATAAGCAATCCAGATCAAAACCACCAACACCAACACCACCATCAGACAAGTTTCCATCCCATCCTCCTTATTTATGTACCGCCCCGAACCTTCGGGGCCACTAAAGCCTATGGCCTACAGTCCTCAGTCCTCCGACCTCCGGTCCACCACTCCAAACAAATCGCAAATCATCTCCGCAATCGGCACCGCCCAACCCTCCGGCCTGCCCTGTGGAGGCGACGCTACTCCACTGGGGCCGCCAACGATCACCGCCGACATCCGACCTCCGACCTCTGATTTCTGACCTCTGACCCTGCTCATATCTCCCTCCTCATCGAAGCAAACTGCAACTCACCCTGCGCCGACTTCCGAACCGTCACCCGCCGCGCATTCGCCACCGGATCCGTGCTGAAACCAAGCCGCCGATTCCTCTCTTCCTGAAGCGCCGCCAAACACTCCGAATCAGGCGGACAAACATCCTCCAGACGAAATCGCCGCTGCCCCGGAATATCCGGCACCTCAACCTCCACCATCTCCGTCCCATCAAAGATTTTGCGTTTCATTTCTCAACCCCTTCCAAACATTGGAAACTCAAGGTCAGCCAATACGCGGTGCAAGCGCATCCTGCGGATGCTCGAAAGCAAAGCTGATCGCCTTGCGCATCACCTTCGTCCGGTCGCTTCCGTCAATCTGCACCAGCGTGTCCAGCTTCTTCAGCTCCTCCGCATCCAGCGAAAGCGTCGTCGCCTTCCGCACCGGCCTCTTCTTCTTTACGAATTCCATCTTGTTTTCTCCTCTAAGTATCGCTAGGCGATACGCTATTGATAAAAAAAAGGGTCCCTATGCCCGCAAACCATCGCCTATGCTCTTCATTATGAAATATTCAACTGGAACCAAAATCGCATTCACCGCAGTCAACGAAAACAGCCAACGCATCGACTGCATCGCAGAAGTCATCAGCAACACAGATTCGCTGCTGACGGTAAAGGTGCTCTCTCCAATACACATGTTCAAGCACCCCCCAGAGATTGAACTGATTCCAGACCTAATAGAGCATCATCAAGAGGAACTACGATACACTGGCGAGATAGCAGGCGCTGTATTGATTCCTTCGTTTCTCTGGCAATAACAACCAACTTGCTCGTTCCATCAAAATACCAAACCCTGATCATCCCCATCCCTCCTCTGTTTTATTTTGGGTTTCCTGTCTCTCCGGATGAATTACCGATTCAGGTTAAGAAATTTCGTCACGATCTGTAGATCCGATGATGTAGGCCCCAGCATAAACTGCCAAAAGCATCCATCCCTTCGAAAGCAGCAAGTTCACAACATCAACATCTCTCTCTTCTCTGATTTTCTTAATTTCATGTAATTTCATCCCCATCCCTCCTCTGTTTTATTTTTTGGAGTGTATCTCATGGAGATACATAGTCAATACTGTTTTTTATTTTTTTTTATACGTGATATGCTAACCCTGATAACCGAGGGGGGAGATCATGAGTTCAAAAAAAACAGAGATGGTGCACATCCGGCTGACATCCGAAGAAAAAGCCGATCTCACACAACTCGCAGAAGAAAAGATGACCGACGTATCCACAATGATGCGCAAAATGGCCGCCATGCTGTGCCAGGCAAGCCGCCAACACGGAACCCGCCTCATCTGGCCCCCTCAATTCAACTACTACCCGGCCACAGAAAGCCGTCAAGAGCTTCTACTCGTCGCCGAAGAGCCAGAAGAGTACCCAGCTAAAAAACATGCAGGATAATCCAATGGCCTTTAACCCCGAAATTATAGTTCCTCTGGTTGTGTTCTATTTCTTCGCGGTTGGCGTGGTCACAACAATCCGCTACATCAACAGCATTCCCGACCGCATCAGAGCGAAATTTAAAAAAAAGCAGCCAATCACAGCCAGCGACATAGAGCCGCGTAAAATGCCCGCCAGAGCAAAGCGACCGAGGTCATACGATGAGTCTGCAATTCAGGTGAAAAGCCGGGTCCTCATGATCAACTACACCGATGGAGATGGAGAAACCACCATTCGCAAAATCAAAACCGCCAGCTATAAACCAAAGGCTAAATTGCTGTTCGCTCATTGTCATCTCGCTGGGGAACAACGCACTTTCCGAATCGATCGCATCAACACAGCAACCGCAGCAGGTGGGAAGTTCATTCCAGACATGATGAACTATCTATCCAGCATCCACAGAGGAACAACACTATGAAAAAAATCATTCTGTCGATAATCATTCTGCCGATTCTTCTCCTCACCGGATGCGCAAACATCAACCTGACCGACGAGCAAGTTGATAACTTCGATTGGGTGCAGCAAGCCAACGCCTTCAATATTGCTATCGATTACCACAACCTCCGCACCCGAGGTGCTCCTCATCGGCTAATCACTATTGAAAGCTTTGCCTGGTCATATGCTGATATCGACCCGCGTGTTCTCACCTATTATGAAAAAGCCCTCGTTATCAAAGGGCTTGACCCTGAGCATGTTCAACTCATCCGCAAAGGTGAAATCTGTGTTGGCATGCGTGAATTCGGCATGTACGCAGCATGGGGCCGCCCGCGCGAGAACAACACCCACCAGTCAGCATATGGAAAATCTATCCAGCATATCTATGGATCAATCACCGCATCAAAATACTCATCGCTGGCGCGAAAATATGTCTACACCAAAAACGGAATTATCACCTCATTCAGCGTAAAAGAATAGAAAGGGTTAAGGCTCAGCCTTATGAAAAAATACCTCATCTACACCCGAGTCTCTCCAAAAGGCAGCGCATGGACCGGCGGCGAAACCACCGTCGTCGACCAGGCCACCCAATGCCGCGCCTACGTCCTCGCCACAGATCCCGACGGAACCATCGTCGGAACCATCGAAGACGAATTCGAAAGCGGCGGTTCGTCCAAGCGCCCCGGCTGGCTCAAAATCATTGAAGACGTAAAACACGGCACCGCAGAATGGGATATCCTTGTCGTCCGCCACCTCGACCGCTTCAGCCGATCGATCTCCGACGCCGTCAACGCCCTCGAACTCTTCCACAAAAACGGCAAACACCTCATCGCCACCGCCCAGGGCCTCAACAGCTCCACGCCATCGGGTAGGGGAGTCATCAACATCCTCCTCTCCATCGCCCAAATGGAACGAGAATTCACCGCCGAACGCGTCCGCATGAAAATGATGTCCATCGCCGCCAAAGGCGAATGGCCCGCCGGCACCGTCCCCTACGGATACCAACGCGGAGAGAAGAAAGACAACATCCTCCACCTTCACCCCGAAAACGCCGACCGCGTCCACCAGATCTTTCTCCGCTACAAAAACGGAACCGGCCCTCGCCAGCTTGCCCGCGACTATGGACTCTCCACAAACACCATTTACTACATCCTCAAAAACCGCATTTACTTGGGAGTCCTCGCCTACGGCGGATCAGAATTCCCCGGCAAACACAAAGCCATCATCGACAAAAAACTCTTCGACGACGTCCAGAACATCCTTGTCCCAGCAACCAGCAACCAGCAACCAGCAACCAAAAAAAGCCGTCCAAGGCCGAGAGCCCAAAAATACCCCTACCTCTTCACCGGACTCATCACCTGCCACTGTGGCCGCGCCATGACCCCCGCATCGGCCCACGGACGTAAAAAGCGCTACCACTACTACCTATGCACCGACCGCGAACGCTGCAAACACCGCATCAGCGCCCCGGAAATCGAAGCGGAAATCCTCGACACCATGCGCACCATCAAACTCAGCAAAAAAGAAATCGACACCATCTGCGAAACCATCCGCAAAACCGTCGCCCGCCGATCCAAAGAACTCCCCAAAGCCGAAAGCCTCAACAACGCCCTTGCTCTAGCCAAACAGAAAAAAGAACGCCTCACCCGCATGTTCATCGACGGCCTCATCACCCCCGACAACGCCGACCTCATGAACAACGAACTATCCAGCGCCACAAAAGAAGTTTCCACCCTCACCGGCCAGCTCGCCGCCATAAAAGCGGCAACCCAAACCAGCCCGGAGTTAATTGAAGAAATGTGCAACTTTGCCCGCAGCCTCACCGACCTCGAAAAAATCATCGACACCGCAAGGGAAAAAGAAAACACCGACACCCTCGCCCACATCTGCCGGACATGGATCAAAGAAATCAGAGAGAAAAACGGCCTATGGGAACTCACCCTAAACCTACCGGTTCGCCTACCGAACCAAGATGGTGACCCCAACGGGAATCGAACCCGTGTTGCCAGGATGAAAACCTGGAGTCCTAACCGCTGAACGATGGGGCCATCGCCAAAAGCGAGCGAGCAAGATAGCAAACTCGTGAA